TCGGCTGTTTCAATTGTTCTCACCCTAAACCGCAAAGGGTGTACCCTTAACCGCAAAGGGGGGTACAGTATTAACCGCAAAGGGTCTACACACTTAACCGCAACCCTCCGAACACTTTATACCGCAAAGGGGTAACCTCTCCGGTTATACACCACAAGGTCTTAACCTCCTTCTGTTATATACCGTAAAGGGGGCTACAGTGTACACCGCAAAGGTACAACCCTCTCTGCTATATACCGCAAACCCCCCTCCGTATTTTTGCTGTTTTTTGCCCTTTTTTGAAAAAATAAAAAATTTTTATTTCGGGAGGTGATCGCATATCAGAAAACTGAAAAAGTACAAGCCAACCCGATTTATGGCGAAAGGCTCCTACTACGATAAGACAGCTGCTGATTATGCGGTCAGCTTCATCGAATGTCTGTGCCACACGAAAGGTACCTGGGCAAGAAAGCCTTTCGAGCTTATCGATTGGCAGGAGCAAATCATCCGGGATGTGTTTGGCACACTGAAGCCGAATGGCTACCGGCAGTTCAATACTGCCTACATCGAGATACCAAAAAAGCAAGGCAAATCCGAGCTGGCTGCTGCGGTTGCCTTGCTTTTGACTTGTGGTGATAACGAAGAGCGTGCTGAAGTTTATGGCTGTGCTGCAGACCGCCAACAAGCATCCATCGTATTCAATGTGGCTGCCGATATGGTCCGGATGTGTCCGGCACTTTCCAAACGAGTCAAGATCCTCGACTCTCAAAAGCGGCTCATCTACCAACCCACCGGAAGTATCTACCAGGTGCTATCAGCGGATGTGGGCAATAAACACGGCTTTAATACCCACGGCGTTGTCTTTGATGAATTGCATACGCAGCCCAACCGGAAACTCTTTGATGTTATGACCAAGGGCTCCGGTGATGCCCGTATGCAACCGCTGTACTTTCTAATCACCACAGCCGGCAATGACACCAAGTCCATCTGTTATGAGGTCCATCAAAAAGCCAAGGATATTATCGAGGGTAGAAAAATCGACCATACCTTCTATCCCGTTATCTACGGTGCTGATGATTCGGACGACTGGACAGATCCAAAGACCTGGAAGAAAGCCAATCCCTCCCTTGGCATTACCGTTGCCATAGATAAAGTCCGGGATGCCTGCGAGTCCGCCAAGCAGAACCCTGGCGAAGAGAACGCTTTCCGGCAGCTCCGTTTGAACCAATGGGTCAAACAGGCTGTCCGCTGGATGCCGATGGAGAAATGGGACAAATGTGCATTCGCTGTCCGGGAAGAGGACTTGGAAGGTCGTGTCTGCTACGGCGGTCTTGACCTTTCTTCCACCACGGATATCACAGCATTGGTGCTGGTGTTTCCGCCCGGTGATGAAGATGACAAATATATCATTTTGCCTTACTTCTGGATTCCGGAGGACAATGTGGATCTGCGTGTTCGCCGGGATCATGTTCCCTACGATGTTTGGGAACGGCAAGGGTATCTCAAAACCACCGAAGGCAATGTCGTTCACTATGGCTACATTGAGAAATTCATTGAGAAGCTTGGTGAGCGATTTAATATCCGGGAAATTGCCTTTGACCGATGGGGCGCTGTCCAGATGGTGCAGAACTTGGAAGGGATGGGATTTACCGTTGTTCCCTTCGGACAGGGCTTCAAGGATATGAGTCCTCCCACCAAGGAGCTGATGAAGCTAGTTCTCGAAGAGAAACTAGCCCACGGCGGACAGCCGGTACTGCGGTGGATGATGGATAACATATTCATCCGCACCGATCCGGCGGGCAACATTAAGCCGGACAAGGAAAAGTCCACGGAGAAGATTGACGGTGCAGTTGCCACCATTATGGCGTTAGATCGCGCAATCCGTTGTGGCAATGATAGCAGTGCCTCGGTCTATGACCAGAGAGGCATTTTGTTTTTGTAAAGGACGATAACACATGATTGAAATATCTGTAACAAAGGCGGATGCTGCCGCCGCCAATTTAGAGACGCTGACAAGCGGAATGGTAAATGCCATTTTTCTGCATTTCACTTTTTCGGAAGAGTGGTCTGCGCTCAGTAAGGTAGCAATCTTCACCAACGGAAATACCACCATTGACTTGATGGAAGCAGAATGGGCATCGGCGGACACCTGCGTTGTGCCTCCGGAAATCCTGGCTGTTCCCGGCAAGACGGTCAAGGTTGGATTGCGTGGCTATTCTGGAGATGGGTCGGTGGTGCTTCCCACTACGATGTGTAGCTTGGGTTCTGTCAAACCCGGTCCGGCTCCCTCCGTGGACAAAGCTCCTCCTCATACTCCTGCAGTATGGGAGCAGTTGCAGACCCAGGTAAGCCAGCTGAAAAAGCAAAAGCTACCTTGCTTCACAACTTTGGAAAAGACAAAGGCAACCGATACCAACCAGGAGGCACCGTTACGCATATACTTGCACGGCCTTGAGTACTACGGAGATGACCTAGAACTTTGGGTATTCCTGTGTATGCGAAGACGCTGCAGATCCTCTTATTGGTGGCATCCCAACAACTGGAGTGACGAGCCGGGCAAAGAGGTTTGCAAGCAAGGCTACGCAAACCTGGCAGGTAGGACTTTCAAGAATGAAGATGGGGATCTTGATAAAACATATCCGGAGCTTCCGGAGTGGATGCCCTATGGTGGTTATCTGCGTACTGTCTTGCCAATCACGAGAGAAGACAGAATACGAGGATACCAAGAACTCCATCTTCCGCTTTGGCTATCACCGCTGCTGAAACCCATAAACAATGAACTTGACTGGACGCAGTGTGGGCTTATCGGCATCCAAGGAGACGGAACGGTAGCACCTTTGCTTTTCCAGTTCCGGATAGCTTCTCAGGGCAAGGTCATTGGTTCAGCTGAAAACACGCTGGCTGTAGGTATTCGTAAAAGCTTCTCCGATGGGAAGAATATCTTGAATGCTAGGATGGAGATCAAGCCCGAGGCTTTGTATACATCCATTCGATAAAAATTTTGGAGCAGTCATGTGGCTAGTTATGCCGGTCCCCACCGGCATTCATAGTTGGGTTCTCCATTGGATTACGTGGTTGTCTGCTCCTCTAAAAATACTAGGAGGTTAACAAATGGGTATCTTTTCCGGCCTGTTCCGTAGTAGGGACAAGCCTCAAAACAGAACCGCAGGCAGTGCCTACACCTTTTTCCTGGGTGGTAGCACTTCCGGTAAAGCTGTCACAGAACGCTCTGCTATGCAGATGACAGCAGTTTATTCCTGTGTTCGTATCTTGGCAGAAGCTATTGCCTGCTTGCCGTTGCACCTTTATCGATACACAGACGGTGGAGGTAAAGAGAAAGCCATAGACCACTCCCTTTACCGCATACTGCACGATGAGCCGAATCCGGAAATGAGTTCTTTCATCTTCCGAGAAACGCTGATGACCCACCTCTTGCTGTGGGGCAATGCATATGCCCAAGTGATCCGCAACGGCAAAAATGAGGTCGTTGCCTTGTATCCGCTGATGCCCAACCGGATGACGGTGGACAGAGATGAAAAGGGACAGCTTTACTATCAATACACAACCGCACAAGAGGACGCACCTACGATGAAGGGTAACACTGTTGTCCTGCATCCGGAGGACGTGCTACACATACCCGGTCTTGGCTTTGATGGTCTTGTGGGATACAGCCCCATCGCTATGGCAAAAAACTCTATCGGTATGGCGATTGCCTGCGAGGAGTATGGAGCCAAATTTTTCGCCAATGGTGCTGCGCCAGGTGGCGTGTTGGAGCATCCTGGCACGATCAAAGATCCGCAGCGTGTGCGTGAGAGTTGGCAAGCTACCTTTGGTGGTACCGGCAATGCCAATAAAATAGCGGTTTTGGAAGAGGGTATGAAGTACACACCCATTTCCGTTTCTCCGGAACAAGCCCAGTTCCTGGAGACCCGTAAATTCCAAATCAATGAAATTGCTCGAATTTTCCGTGTCCCTCCTCATATGGTGGGTGACTTGGAGAAGTCGAGCTTTTCCAATATCGAGCAACAATCCTTGGAGTTTGTTAAGTACACACTTGACCCTTGGGTGGTTCGTTGGGAGCAATCCATACAGCGGCTTTTGCTATCCCAGGAGGAGAAGGAACAGTACTTTGTGAAGTTCAACTTGGAAGGCTTGCTCCGAGGTGATTACCAGAGCCGAATGAATGGCTATGCCATCGCCCGACAGAACGGCTGGATGTCTGCCAACGATATCCGTGAGCTGGAAAATCAAGATCGCATCCCGGCAGAACAGGGTGGCGACCTATACCTCATTAACGGCAACATGCTCCCTATGGGCAATGCGGGAGCTTTTGCAAATATTACACCTATCACTGAAGGAAAGGAGAATGAAACAGATGAAGAAGTTCTGGAAGTGGACGCAGAACCAGGCACAGACGAGTCCGGAGATGACGGAGCTGGGAATGGAAGCGGAACAGAAACCGGAGAGAACGCTACATCTCAACGGCACCATCGCCGAGGAAAGCTGGTTTGACGATGATGTCACCCC